TTGCTTGGCACAAGGTTTTCCAGCGTATTTCCCACCCAGTTGAACCCAACCAGGCTTGCCATCACTAGACTTACTCTTGCCAAACCAGTCACGCAGAGAAGAATCACCACTTTTCGATTCACTCACTCCTCCGTTGGATCCACCATTGCCACCACTAGACCCGTTACCACCATTACCATTACCATTGCCGTTACCATTACCATTTTTGTTCTCATCATCTACGGAGTGACCGTTTTCTTTACGAAGATAACCTGCACGACCTACTGCCTTAAATCCTTGAGGGATTGGTTTACACTTTTTATCAGTGTAGCAATAGTATTGTCCAGATGGACATTTACCGTTTTTCTTCATGTTAGCGCGAGTCCATAGATATATTTATAATCCGATGATAGTCAAAGGGTCGCTGAATACAGTTGCAACTCCAGTTGTGGTATCCAATGTTACTCTATTGCTTTCTAAATTCAAACGAGTCATATTACCTAGGTTAGTTCCATCGCTGGAAATACCTACTTGACTAGATCCGTTTACTGAACTTAAAAGTCTAGGCATTAGTTTGCAGTCTCCAAGACTGAGAGAAGAATTTTAAGTGTTGTACCTGCACCAGCACTTGCTTTAAATGAATCGTTTGTTTCTAGAACTAACTTTCCATCTAGAGGGATATACGCATCGTTTACAGGAACGTTTGCAGCATTGATGATTTCTGTTTCTGTTCCAGATCTCACATGTTTACATGTGACCGTAGTTGTCGAAGAACCATAATTGGTAATATGGGCATACAGGATAATTCCAGTATAACCTGTGGGAGCAGTATATATCGTTTGATCACTGGTCGTCAAAATTGCAGTTTCAGTTTGAAATCTGTTAAGTGCTAATTGTGCCATTTAACTGAGTGCTAAGATAAAGGGTGTTATTTCTGAGAACAAACTCTTGGAAAATGCTCTTCCACTAATAGTTCCTGTTGCTTGGTTGATCTGAAGATCATCACCAATTCTAAAGTTACCTGCTTGGTCTGTGCTGGTATATATTACTCTTCCACCATTTTGACTTACAACTTCATTTGCTTGAATGGTAACTCCACCTCGTTTTGGTGTTGCTAAGGTAATAGTATTACCAGAACCAATATATTCAAATGTGTGAGAACTTGCAACAATTTTACTTTGTTGGAAGAAGTATGATGTAGAACCAACCCCTACCGTATTAATAAGATTTTCTGCAAGTGTTAATGTAGTAATTCCAGAAACGATAGGTGTAGCACTATTTATTGTATAATAAGTATCTGTCATATTGGCAGTTGCAGTAGCAGTGCTTATTCCGCTCTGAGGTCCAGAAATAGTAATTGAAGGTGTAGAGGTATATTGACTTCCACTACTAATAATAGAAATTTCTGTTACAGCACCATTTTCAATAGTAGCAAACGCCGATGCAGTTTCTCCACTTGGACCTATAGGTGCATCAATCGTAACTGTTGGTGCTTGGGTATATCCAGTTCCACCAGAACCAACAGTGATACTTTCAATAGACTTGAATAGTTGATCAAAATAAACCACTTGACCATCATAAGGTCTTGTAGTTGAAGACCCAACATTGATAGTTACATTATCTTGACCTGCAGTAGCAGAAGAAGTAACAATTCCAGTAAATTGCTGTGGACTTACACCATCAGCAACTAATCCTTGAGTTCCAAAACTGCAGTTACTATTTGCTAAATCTGCTTGTCCACCTTTATGAACTGTGATTGCTTTGTCGCAACAAATAGTAAATACGGAAACTAACTGTGCGTAACCTTCATTGGTAACTGCAACACCAACACCACCCTGATTATATTGGGTGAAGGCATCAACATTCATAGATTTAGTTTTTTCTGCTTTATTTCCATCAATAAAGATACCTGTTCCAGTAGTCGTATCACTGGTACAGTTTTGAATATAAGGACCTTTCCATTTACCACCGCCAACGTTAGTTGCTATTCCAGTTGGGAAAGCAACAGCAGCAGCAGGAGCAACATGACCAGAGAACGTCATGTTTGCAAGTTTACATGCTTTATTGACGTGGAAAATATCACTTGTGGGTGTGCTTGGTAAGACCTTGACAGTTCTTAAATCATCCCCAACAACAGCAGTAAAAGCAGGGAGGGTAATTGGATTTGCCTCTACATAGTTACCCGATAAAACTTTAATTACTGTGCCAGACTGAGCAATAGAAACTGCGCTTTTAATTGTAAGTTTTGCATTATCAATAGAAGTTCCGTTATTAGTGTCAATACCATCTTTAGCAACATAAAGAACATTTGGTGCAGAGTTAATGCCAGTTGCAGCAGCATTAAGGGTAACGTTATCACCAAGAATGACCTCAGAGTTAGTAATCGTAACTATACCAACACTTACTGTATTGTTATCACCATCAATCGTAACAGAAGCAGTACCAACTGTCAGAATTCCCGTGATTCTTGCATCACCTCTAACTAATAGTGCTGTTGTTGCAGTTCCCGCATTTACTTCGATTCCACTTCTAAAGGTGCTAAGACCAAGAGAATCAACATTTTTTACATCTTCATAGGTGATTGTTCCAGCAACGTTGACGTTTGTTGCTTCAATATCACCTGCAACGAATAGTGCAACACCTGACTTAGCAGTTGTGGTTCCAATACCAACATTCTTAGTAGTGCTGATTCCGATGGTGTTAGATGCCCATGTTCCACCTGCACCAACACCACCAGCTTCTTCTGGTTTCCACTTATTTGATGCACTATTCCATTTAAGGACATATCCATCCTCTAATCCTGAGATATCTACGTCATCAAGGTCTTTGATGAATCCTGCACCACCTCCACCAATAGATCCTAGTTGATATTGTACTCTTTCTACAAACCTTTTGTAGTGTAGTTGTAGTTGCTCAAGTGTTACAAAATTTTGATCCAGTGGAGTAAGTGGGTCTGGATTTTCTGTATCTGGAGGATCCATTCCCAGAGGAACATTAGTCTCTGCTAAAAGTTTTTGTTCCTCTTGTAGTTTATTTTGAGAAGACTTTATGTCCTCAATAATTTTATAAAGACCTTTGATGTCAGACTTTACATAATCAATATCTTTATCATAATACTTAACTTCTGGAAGTTCAGAGATTTCTTCCTTTAACTCAGTAAAATACTTGAGAAGTAACTCATCAGTTTTTACACTGGTGTAGTTAATTTCCTTTAGTTCTTTGTCAAGGTTTTTCTTGAGTTGATTGTATTCTCCAATAATTTGTTTCTTTAGTTTGCGATCATCATCTTTAAATTCTTTATGGTATTCCCATATTTTTAGTGATGAAGATCTCAATTCCTTCCAAATCTTATCTTTCTCTTCGTTAATACGTTCATTTACTTTTCCGTCAAGATTAATAATATCTGAGTTAATCTTAGTAGTATTGTTAAAATATTTTGCTTCTACGTCTTCAGAAAGTTGTTCTATATCATATTCAATCTTTCCTCTTAACCCCTCAATTTTATCACTAACTTTTACAAAGTCATCATCGATGACACTGAAAGTTTTGCCAATCCAAGAGAAGTCTGGGACTTCATTTATTTCATTGACCCATTTAGGGAATTTTGGAATCGATGCTTTTACCTCATCAATAGCCCCACAAATTGCCTCAATCTCCGCATCATAATATTTTACTTCTGGTAAATTGACTACATCTGTTTGAAGACTATCAATTCTGTCTTCAATGGAGTTTACCTGTTCATCATAATATTTGACTTCTGGAAGATCTTTAATCTGTTCTCTTACCAGATCAATCTGACTACATATTGCTTCTACTTCTCTATCATAATATTTGACTTCTGGAAGTTGAGAAATCTGTTCCGCAAGATCTTCAAGTTCTCTATCATAATATTTGACTTCTGGAATGTCTGGGATGTCTTTTCTAACATCATTAATCAGACGAATTAATTCGGGAAATGGTGGGATAATATCCTTTACTTCTGCAAACGCATTCCCGTCAGCATCCTCAATAGTTTGCGTTTCTTCTTCTATCTCGATATAATCTTCTACAGAAGGGAGTTCCTCTGCGTTATCTTCTGTAATATAATCTTCTATTGATGGGAGACTTTCATCTCCATCAAAATCCTCATATGAGGGTAAATCCTTTGACATTTTATTAGTACATTAATACTTCGGGATTTCTCTCCCTTCCAATTTATTTAGGATCCTCATTAAGTCCATCTTTTAACATTTTTGCCAAGTCTGCAGTAGACCCAACGAACAGAGCGTTGTTAACGGTTGATGGTCCTTTGATCTTATCCTCTGCTTCTACGTCTTTAAGTTTCTTTTGAAGATCTAATAGTTTATCCGTAGCATCAGCAACGTTTTTAATTAACTGACCCGCAACTTCATATGCCCTTGGCATTTCACTTTCTTGTGCAAGTTCAAGAACGCCGTTTAATGCTTCTTGACCTTTCTCGATTATAGAGTAAAGATTACCTCTAGTGTATTCATAATCTTTTTTGATATCATCTACACCTTCTCTTACTTTTTCAATTTTATCTTTGATTACTTCTGGTTGAACAATATCACCCGAGTCCGAAGTGTCAAAAGTCTCATTGAGTTTGTTAAAGTTTTTTGTCATAACCATCAGAATGCACCATCAAATCCAAAGTCGTCTCCAGATTCAACTAATGCATTATCCGCAGGAGTGATTTTCTTAACGTCTGCGCCATTGACATGAATTGCTGCTGTTGTATTATCTTCTCCGCGTCTAACTGTTAATTTATTGCCACTAATGGATTTGATGTAAAGTTCCTCAGTACCAATATTAATATAAGTATTGGCGGTAAGTCCACTGGCATCAGCAACTTCAATATAAACTGATTTAGCAGTAACATCTCCGGCAAGAGTGGTTTCAATATCTCCTGTATAATTTTTGATTGCTCTTGGTGTAACAGAGTAAGTATATTCTCTAGATGCACTTGAGGAATCTGAACCAGTAAGATAACTGACAGTTGCTTTTTTGATAATATCTTTGGAAACCTTGGTAGAAGGTCCAAACATATAAGTTTTTGCAGTAAATCTTAAAGTATAAAGAAGAACTCTTCTAGAACTAAAGTCTCCTTCATATTCGTCAGACATTGTAATATTTTCTAATACTACAGGAATATCTCTTTTCTCTTGTAATGCTTCTACTAATTCTACAGATAAATTATATGCTGGTTGGAAATATGGGAGAATCTGTTCTACAATTTGAAGGGCATCATCATTTAGTTTAGTCATGATGCTTAACTCAAATGCCATGTTGTAGGGAACTGGCATATAAGATTTTTTTGTTTCAGACCCATCATTAGGATCCTTTACCTTAAAGGTCTGAGTGGTTGTTACTTTTCTAGCAGGATCATATGTTAATCCAGTAAATTCAAACGACATCCTTGGCAGTGTAATAGCAAAGGGTTTATTTAAATCTGGAGACTGCTCTAATCTTGCAAGAAATTTTTGAGTAGGACCGTATGCAAGAGGAACCTTGATAACACTAAAAACATCATCATCAGAATCAGACTTCTTAATTGAAATATCGTTAAAAAGTGTACCAAAAGATATGATAGTTCTTCTCAATATTTCGT